AAATTTCCAATCCAAAATAAAAGCGCGCCTGCCAATACGACCAAGAAGATCAGTAGAACCAAACACACCTGGAAGGTAATCTCCGAAACCCACCCTTGTTTCTGTTGCATATTCCATCTCCTTGTTAGGGTCGATTTCGTCTAATGCGCGTAAGGCGGGGTATACCTTCTCGTCTATTAGCTCTTGGGTTAACTTAATACCTTCGTATTCCATGCCAGCGAATGACTCAGGCGTTTGGTTGGTAGTCAAGATCAGATCCATGACGTTGTGTAAAAGGGTGCCTTCGTCAGCGTATTTGCTAGAAGGTTTAGGTGGCATCTTGGCGCACAGGGCAACAGAGCCGGGGCAGCTAATAACCCGTTTGGCAGTAGAACCACCGACAACACGGGAGTGCTGGGTTACTTCGTTCATTTCGATTCCTTTACTTTAGTTGACTGAGATTAAACTGTACCACAACTTTTAAACTTGTGCTAAACTTTATCACATGAAAACACAAAATAAAAATTTTAGGGAAGCAAAGATTGAAAAATACTTTGTTTGGGCGGTTGCCTCGATTGGCGGTAAGACTTATAAATTTAAGTCTGTTAGCCAGCGTGGGGTTGCTGATCGAATTGCTTGTCTGCCTAATGGCGATACCTGGTTTGTCGAGGTCAAGCGTCCTAAAGGCGGCGTCCTATCGCCTCTCCAAGATTTATTTGCAGAAGAAATGTGGACGTTAAAGCAACGCTACGTCTGTATGTGGACAAAAGAAGACGTAGATCAGTGGCTGACGGAACTAAAGTCATGAAACTGCGCCCCTATCAAGAAAAAGCGGCTGACTTCTTGTATGAGAATGACCGCGCTATGATCCTTGCCCCTGTAGGCGCAGGCAAGACCGCCATTACGTTGACCGCCATGCAAGATATGCTGAGGTACGGCGTAGTTAAACGGTGGCTTGTGCTGGCTCCTAAGCGCGTCTGTACGGATGTGTGGCCTGTTGAGCAGCTTAAGTGGGCAACCGACACGCCGATTGCCATAGCTGTAGGCACACCCGCCCAGCGCGATCATGCGCTTCATTCGGGTTTTCCCGTAGTGGTAACTAATTACGACAACATTCAATGGTTGTCTGAACAAAAGCTAAACTTTGACGGCATTGTGTTTGACGAGCTAACCAAGCTTAAAAACCCATCCGGCAAACGCTACAAAGCGTTAACTAAGGTGGTAGATAGCATTAAGATTCGTTGGGGTTTGACAGGTAGCTTTACAAGCAATGGCCTTGAGGACGTGTTTGGGCAGTGCAAGATCGTTAACCAAGACCTGCTTGGACGGGCTAAGGGCGCGTTTATGCAGCAGTACTTTGTCTTAGTTAACAAAGATTTTGGTGAATGGGAGCCACGGGTAGGGTCGCTAGCGCAAGTCATGGCGCGGATCAAGCCTGCTACTTTTTTGCTAGAACCAGGTGAGTACGCCGACAAGCTGCCACCGTGCCATACAGTTGAGATAAAGTGCGACCTGCCAGACCGTGCGGTGTACGAAAAGATGAAGAAGGATTTTGTAATCGAGTTTGGCGACACGCAAATTACGGCGGTCAACGCAGGGGTGGTGACAGGCAAACTGCAACAAATGGCAGGCGGCTGGGTCTACGAAACGGTTACTACTGCGTCCACTACACCTGGGCGCATGAACGTAACGCAGACGGCAGTGTGGTTTTCTAGCCACAAATTTGATGCGCTGCACGATTTGCTAGAAGAAAACCAACGTGCCAACACCATTATTGTTTACAACTACATAGAAGAATTAGCTGAACTCAAGCGTCGGTATCCTACCGCACAGACAATTAATGATCCCAAGGCCATCGAGCGTTGGAACGAGGGTAAGGTAGAACTGCTATTGATCCACCCTAAGTCAGCCGGGCATGGGCTGAACTTACAGCATGGCGGTAGCAAGATGGTCTTTGTATCTTTGCCGTGGAGCCTTGAGCTATATGAGCAGACTGTAGGGCGCTTGCACCGCAGCGGTCAGAAACACGCAGTATGGGTGTACCTTTTGTTAACCAATAAAACAATTGACGAAAGGATTTGGGGCGCGCTTGGCGACAAACGTGCCATTTCAGACATAGCTTTAGAGGAACTAAAATGACAGCATACGAAATAGCAGCAGAACTTGACGCCATCGGCGCTAATTGTGAAGGATGGGAAGATAGCCCAATGGCTAAGGCAGCGATTTTATTACGAGAGTTAGACGACCGCATAGATGAGTTAGAAGCCGCCGCAGAAAAATATGAGTCAGACTACCTTAAAAGCGTTAAATTGGCAGCCGCCGCAGGGGAACAAGGATGAGCTTACTAGACGACGCGCGTAAGTTAGCCGATGACATTGCAGAGTACGCGCCTAATACCAACATTGAGTTAATGATCCGCGATTTAATTAAAGAAATAGAGAGGTTACAAAGTGAAGCGATTGTTAAGCCTAAAAGCAAAACTAAAAGCTAAAAAAGCCGAAAGCGTTATTCGGGTACGTAATTATGGCATTGCAACAAAAGCGTTAGCGCGTACGATACGTGAAATAAATTTATTGAAGGAAAGGATTAAAGATGAAGAAGCTAACGTGGCGCGAATTAAATAACCAGCTTAGTATGATGAATGAAGCTGACGTGTGGGGGTTGTTAGAAGCAGAACGGTTTGGCGAGAAACGCGCATCTGTATTGCAACGCTTGCACCAGCGCTACAACACCTTGCGGGTTGCCCGCGAGCGTATTGAGTTAATGCGTACGGCGGTCAAGCCATGAATGATTTTAGTACCTGGAACCATGCCAACCTTGTTGCTTTTGCACAACAGAGTTACACCGAAATTTTAGAGTTAAGGTCTGATTTAAAAGCGGCAATTACAGCGTATCGTCAACTAAACATTAAGGAAAGTAAACATGAAACAGATACTTTTAATAGCCTTACTGATTAGCGGTAACGCAATAGCTCAGACGCAGTACTTTTACGGCCCCAACGGGCAGTATCAAGGCCAAGCCATGCGTTCAGGCAACACGCAATACTTCTACGGCGCTAACGGTCAGTACCAAGGCCAAGCTTTGCAGTCGGGCAATATTACGTCGCTGTACAACGCTAACGGTCAATACCAAGGTCAAACGATGGGCAACACATTTATAACGCCAGTGTATACACCCCCTACACAGTCATTAACGCCGATATTTGACTCAATATTTGGAAGGTAATAGCTATGAACAAGATCAGAACCTTATGGCAGTTAGTTACTCACCCACCTAAAGCGCAGACTTTGGCGGCTAAAGAATTAGAAGACGCCAAGCGTAGCTACCTTCAGAATAAGACTCACGCAGAGTATTACACGGTATTGTGCAACTTTGAAACGCAGCGTATCAAGCGTTTAGAGCAGTATCTTGAGGAACCATCCCCAACGCTGCCTGTTTAACTTCTGCAACCCTACGGCTCCAGCCTTTACCAAAGGTTTGAAAGGTGCGTAGGGCTTGCAAAAACTCAAGGCGTTTGGCTGAGTACAGTTCGATTAAGCGCGTTGGGTCTTGCGCGTTTACGGCAGCCAAAGTACGAGGCCCAAAACCACCATCAACAGTAACACCGACACAGCCTTGCAGAAACTTAATAGCACGCCCTGACCCTGAATTAACAGCAGCGTCAAAAACAACGTAGTCAACACCATCCACAAGATCATCAGCCCTAACAGCATCCCAGTACTTCCTTTTATATAAAGGCTTTACCATCGTGGGTGTTAGGTTACGCATTTCCTTTTCGGATACAGGGCGCCCTAACCATTCTTCCCATACTCCCTTAGTTACGCCAAGGTTGGTTATGCCACCTGGGTCTTGCGGGTGGTTTACAAAACCACCTTCATGCGCCAACATAAGCGCCAAACACGTATCAAAATTGTCCTTCATTTTTTCAGATTAGCCATAATCCTTGAGCCAAACAGAAAACCAAAAGCGATATTAGCGGCCTCTAAACCAATGCGCTGCACAAACGGGTCAATCGTCAGGTACAAAGTAGACAGACCTATGGCAATCACAGCCAATGCCCCAAGGTAACGACTAGACGCCCTCAGATCGACGACCCATTGGCTAGGTGTACCGTAGGGGTTATCGAGCTTGGCAAGGGCTTCTATGCGGTGTATATCAGATTGGTCAAGCTGGAGCTGCTCTGCAATGGTTGTGGGTTTAACGCCGCCTGCAAAGCGGGTAAACATTTGTTTGATGCCGTCAATGCCTACAGGTATTAACGCGCCGATAAGGGTTTCTAATATCATTATTAAGCCTTGTCATCTAACTTTTTAAAGATCAAGCGCAAGGTAGCGTCAACAGAACTAAAGCCTGCTTTCATGTCTTCTTTAATCTCGCGCACCGCGTCTTTAAAATCGTCACGGCGTACATAAACCTCTGGCAGATCACGCTCAATCTGCCGAATGTCCTTTTTGAGGTCTTGAATAGCGTCCCAAACCACTTTAAGTACCCAGCCAAGAGCAGCACCACCCCCAGCAAACACCCAGTTTATAAGTGTTTGCTCCATTATCTTGCCAGTGCATTTTGATTTTGCTCGGTGGGAGCTAAAGCGTTAGTGGGGGCTGCGGGTGTTTCAGCGGAAACGCCCATAAGAGCTTTTCCAACAGCGGGGCTTTTAGCTACCTTATTAATCTTAGCCCACGTATCTGGGTCGCTAATTGCTTTTAAAACTTTTACCCGATCTTCGCCTGGCAGTAAGCCAAGTAGCTCATCAAACGATTTAGCGGTTTCACCCGCTTTGGCAAGTTCTTTAATTGTTTTTTCACCAACTTTTACGCCTAATGTATCAAGCACTTTATTGGCTGTGGTGGCGATTACGTTAAAGATGTTAGGTAAACGGTAGTTTGGCAACTCGTCTTTAAGCAACTTAGTAGCTAACTCTTGACCTGCGGATATTTGTTTACCAATTGACGCTTCAGCCGCTAATTCGTCTGCTACACCGCGCACTGTTTGTAATTGCGCGGGCGTTAATACTTCAGACAAAGCCTCATAACGCGGCGCGCCTTTACCACCTGCACGTTTAAGCATGGCTTCTTCGCCGCGCCCTAATACGTTCAGGAATGGGCCGACACGTTCGCCGCCGCCAGGTTTCTCTAATACAGATGCCATTTCTTTAAGCACTTGCGCTTGGTTTACAGGCGCGGATAAGTCAGAAAATATTGCGCGTGCTTGACCGTACTCTGGCACTTTAGACTCAAATACTTTAAGGTAGTCATCTAACAAACCGCGGGCTGCAATCTGCGTATCACGACCAACGCCAGCCGCAGGCGATCCGTACGCTATATCGGACAGGGCGCGGCGAATGTAGTGCATTGACTCACCAGTTAGCTCGGCGGTATTTCCGGGGATCTCACGCATGACAGGATTACCTGCGGCGTCAAGTACGCCAGTAGGTTGCATTACAGGCGCTGTGGTCTTGCCCATAATGAATGGGCGGCCTTCCATCTTAGCAATGTTAGCCGCAGCAGCCAAAGTACCTTCAGGCATACGCGCTAGTACAGCGGCAACATCTTCATCAATAGGGACAATTGCTTTGTCTGCGGTTTTATATAAAGGATTAGACGCAGCCTTACGAAGCTTAACCGCCGCGTCTAAGTCGGGTGTAATGTTTTTAATAGTAGACATCCGCGCAGCTTCATCAGCCAATTCTTTAGTTGCTTGGGTTGCAGGTGCTGTCTTAGATATGGTCTTCTGAAGCACGGCTTGGGCGCCTGGGGCAACTATTTTGCCTTGTGCAAGGGCTTGCTGCGCCGTAACGTCGTCGCCTGCTTTGACTGCCTCTTGCAGCGCGTTACGTCCAGCAGCCACGTTAGCAGGCGTTTCAAACGATTTGCGGGCGATCTTAGCAGCCAATTGCTTAGGTAACTGATTGATGTCCGCTACTTTACCCATAACAGCCGCACCAGCGTCTACTAGCTTATTGACTACTTTCCCTGCAACGCCGCCTGCTACTTCATACGCAGCGCCTTCAGCAATGTTGCCTGTTGAACGCTTCATAGCCTGCATACCTGTTTCTTGCGGGGCTAATCCAAGCGCTACATCGGCTTTATTAAGAAGCTCTTTAGCCGTAGCATACCCAAGAGCTGAACCTGCTACAGCGCCCGTTACAGGGTTAATTACAACGCTTGGGGACGCTACGGTACCTGCGCCAGCGCCAACTACGCCGCCAGCCACACCGCCAAGCATTTCAATAGTAGGGCCAGCTAACTGGCGTGCTTTAACAGCGGCTTCGTACAAACGTGGGTTTTCTTTGGCAAAACGCGGAAGTTCAGCGCCTACGTTAGCACGGGTTTCAGCACCAGGTGTGTCAGTTAACCAGCTATCGCCAATTAAATACGCTTTAACGCCTTCTTTATTGGTAGCAGATTGCTTAATGGGTTGCCAAGCATCGCCTACTAAGGCTAAACGCTCCCCTGTTTGGGGATTAGTAGCGGTTTGAAGTGCCATATTGACCCTTATTTATCAGGAGTAAAGCCAGGTGGAAGCGCTGGAGCGCCAGCGCCAATACCTTCGCTTGCCATTGCTTCGGTAACAAACTGACCTTTACGCGCTTTCATTAAACGCAATACTTCTCTACCTGCTTGTTTACGTATCTCAGTAGGTAGTGATGGATCAGCCAACTGACCAGCAGCTTCTTTGTAGGATTGTGTGTCTTTGTCAGACTGTGGGCCTTCAAAGCGAGGTACCATTTTGAGCGTCATATCTGCAATTGGTTTTAACTTAGCAATTGCAATAGCGCCTGGCGTAGCTTGACCAGCAAAACCAGCCGCAACGTCTATAAGGCGACCTGCGCCGCTACCTGTAGATTGGTCAATTAGACCTTTGTCTTTAGTGGCTTCAGTAAGTTCTTTAATTGCTAAATCAAGATCTTTACCCGTTTGTTTTTGCAGTGCAGCAGTCTTTTCAAACGTAGCGCTTGGCTTACCAACAGCGCCAGGTTTACCAATAACTTCACCAAAGCGGTTAAATTGAGTGACATTACCTGCTGCGTCCGTAACGGTGTTAGCCACCACGTCAGGCGCGTATTGTATATCTTGACCGCGGCGCGTTGTAGCTGCGCTAATGTCTTGACCACGCTTAGCTATATCAGCAGTCTGTTGTTGCGCTGCGCTAATAGTATTCATTTTGTAGCGTTCGTCTACTTTAACGCCCATTTCAGTAAAGTATTGTTTACGTTGTTCTGGAGTCATACGTATTACGTTTTCCAACGTAGCGTTTGCTTGTTGCGGCGTAATTTCTTTTCTTAAAATGCCGTCTTCTAAGTGCGCTTTAATATTGTTATCTGACGGGTTAAACGCTAAATCGCTCATGCGTTGTTTAGCTAAGTCAAATGTTCTTTGGTCAATATCTACATTTGTTTTTTTAATGTCACTTTCAAGCTTACGACCTTCTAACGCTTGCGTTCTTAACTTAATAGCGCTTGCAGGGTCAACCGCTGATAATTGTCTAAATCCTTCAGGTGTGCTGACATCAACGCCTTGCGAATACAGTTCGCGCAACTTGTTTTGCGTTTCAACCCCACGTTGCATTTCGCCAATTTTCATGGCGGTACCGTACATTGCTAGTTGATTTGCAGGTGATTCTAGTTGAACACCTTTAGCTTGAAGGGGAATGTTTGGATCAATTGGCATAGCTATTCCTTAACCAGTATATAATTCGCTGTAGTCTGTTATGGGCGCCGCGCCGCCAACTCTAGTGTTACCGCCACTATACGCAGAACGATTAATTAATTGATTCATTTGATACGCACCAACGCCTTGACCAATAGCGTTTGTATACGCGTTAGCGCTACCAATTTGACCTGCGGCTTGCGCGTTAGCCGCACCCATAATATTAGACGCTTGCGCGTTACCAAAAGCGCCTAATTGGTTAGCAGTTGTATTTGCTGACGATTGACCTAAATTAGCAAGGTATTGATCGCCTGATCTGTTAGTAGTGTAAGCGCCTAAGTTAGCTTGATTTTGTGCTAAATAGTTATTAAACGCTTGTTGGTAATATGTTGACCCTAAATTTTGACCATACCGTTGCCCTGCGGCTAACGCGTTGCCAGAAATTAAACCACCTCTAGCTGCCGCCGTAGCGTTCATGCCTTTTAACCCTTGTTCTAACGTAAACGCATAGCCTGGGTCAGCTTTAAAATCAAATTTAGATAGCTCAAATGGGCGTTGTTCTGATAGTCGGTTTACTGCGGTGACCCCAACATCGTAAAACGGTTTGTTAAGCTCAACTTGCCGTTCCATTATTTCGCGTTGGGCTTGCGTAGCACGATCGGCTGCGCCAGCTTGTGTGTTAGCTGCGCTTTTAGCCGCTTGCGACGACATATAGGCGCCGCCTACAAGCGCTGTTCCACCAATAACTGCTGCTGTTATCCCACCTGACATATTAATTCTCCTTATTGCTAAAGCCAAACCCATTACTTAATAGCATTTTAACGCTGTTAACTAATTGTTTAGTATCATTTTTATCGTTGCTATGCTCCAAAACCATTCGATTAGACATTAAGCCACATTCAGGTATGACGTACAGCCGATCTTCAATTGTTGCGATATCCGTGCAATTATCTGGGTTTTCATAAATATCTACCCAAATTACTTCTTCATTAAACACGCGCCCTACACGTTTTACCCCCGCTGGAGCGTCAAATTCACAAGGCGCTGTTAACGTACAAATTTTATCGTCAATGTTTACGGCGATTGTACCTTTTTTAAGTTTAATTTTGTAAGGTGTTTTATGCTCTGCCCCAACAATTACCGACCAAGGCGGCGCGATCATTGTACGAATGTATTTTCCCGGCTCAAAATCATGCAAAAACTTTACATCGGCTTGTGGCATTTGCAACAACACGTCTTGCAAACGCTCTACTTTTTCACGCAAAGGTACGACAGGTAAAAAAGGTTTATTAAAGCCAGGGCCAAAGGTCATAGTTATTTGCATTATTTAGCCTTTAACTCGTCAACTTGCGCTTTTAGCTCTTGTATGGCTTTTACTAGCATAGGTATTAACACCGACGTTTTAATAGATTTAAGATCGTCTAAATTAAACTCGTCATTAGCGTTGGCGTCTACTAGACCAGGTATTACCTGTTCTACTTGTTGCGCTACAAAACCTAGCAATTTATTTGATTTATCAATTAAATTGTAATTGACTACTTCTAGTTGGCAAAGCCTATCAAGGTAATTGTTGGCGGGGGTAATGTTTTCTTTTACACGGGCATCGGAAATCGTACCCCATGTACCTGTAGTGTTGTACGCTTGCCCTGCGGTAGTAAATTGAAATTGACCCGTTCCGTTAGAAATAACAATAATACCCGTGCTAGGATCGCGGTATATGGCGGTGCCAGCCGTAAAATTATAAGATTGGGATAGGATAGTATTTGCGCCTGCGGATGAACCGCTACCAATAACCAAACCGCCTGTAAAGTTATTTACTGCGGTAAAAGTATTAGCAGACGCGATTCTAGCGCCTGTTGACGTAGTAAGTACAGCCGCGCCGTTAATGTTTAATAAACCTGCTGGCGTGAACTCAAACTGCCCTGACCCCGTGTTAGATATAACAATTGATCCTGACGAAGGGTCACGGTAAATAGCAGTGCTTGCGTTAAAATTGTACGATTGCGATGTAATTGTATTAGCACCCGCCGATGGAGTTGTGCCAATTGCCAAACCACCTGTAAATGTATTTAAAGCGGTAAAGGTGTTAGCAAACCCAACTCTAGCGCCTGTAAAAGTAGTAAGGACTGCGTAACCGTTAATGTTTAACAACCCGGCTGGCGTAAACTCAAATTGTCCTGACCCTGTGTTAGATAGAACAATCGACCCTGACGAGGGGTCACGATAGATAGACGTCCCTGCCGTAAAATTGTACGACTGGGAATTAATAGTATTAGACCCTAATAGGGCTGAAGATCCAATAGCAACGCCGCCGGTAAACGTATTGCTTCCGTTCCAAACATTAGTGCCGCTAGTCAACGCAAACGCTGGAAGGGTAGCCCAAACGCCGTCCCCACGCCAATACGACACGTTGCTAGCCCCTGATCCACTGTTAAGATTAGCTACAGGGATATTACCTATAAGGCTAATATTAGGAGTAGAACCACCGCTTGAGAACAACGGTGTTGTAGCAGTTACGCCTGTAACGCCAGTTAAACCGCCAGTTAAAGAACCTACAACCCTAAATTCAACGTAATCGCCTAAATTAAGCCCTGTAAGAAAAGTAACGGTAATGATGTTAGTTTCAACGTAATTAACGCTTACGATCTGTTTATTGCCGTTGACGTACACTTCTAAGCCGTTGGTGCCAAGATCGTATGTAGGCACTGTAAATACGGTTTGATTTTGCGTAGCAAGCACTGCGCTAGACGCAATGTTACCGCTGTTGCCGCCCGTAGACGATATGATAACTCTGCCTACCGAGTTTGATAATAGGATGTTTGGGCCAGCAATTAAAGACGTTACGCCCGAATTACCTACAGTAATTGTGCCATTACCGTTAAGAATACTAATGCCTTCACCTGGCGTTAAAGTATTTTTAGTTAGGGTATTTCCTACGGTATTACCAATTAACAGTTGCCCATTGGTGTAAGAGCTTTGCCCTGTACCGCCGCTAGAAACTGCAATAACGCCTTGTCCATCACCAATAATTCCATAGACGTTATTAAAAAAACGATACCACTCCGTTGTCATTAATTGATTGTCGCTAAAAGTTAAAGGTACTTTAGCTGACGGTAACGAAGTTATATTTGACATTAGGCGCTAGTGCCGCTTAAATGCAGTTCTGCCGCAACAATGGCTATTTTTACTGGGTCTGTACCCGACACTTCATAAATACGGTCGCGCAATTTAACAGTCATGCCAAGGCGACGCCAGAACGTACGGGTGCCGTATTGACCAATACGCCCCATCTTAGACCAATGTTCGTTTGACCAAGTGTGACCGCCGTCATCAGACCACCGCAGCATTACTTCAGGGTCAGCGCCAACCGTGTTGTTATTAATGTCGTTTAAGTACAACGTGATAGTTTCAAACGGTGCAATTGTAAATGTTTCGTCTGGCCCAATTATTAGGTCGGTTCGGCGTCCAGGGTCAATTTGGCTATTGATACCCACACCTGCTTCGGCATCTAACTGAAGTGTGTGTTGGGCGGTACGATTAAGGTTATTTTGACTAGGTGGTAAAGGGCGCCATGACCTCAACCATTTTTGCGTTTGCCCATCATCAGCGTATATATCTAAATCAAGCGCATAAATATTGCCGTTCTGAAAATCGCCTACAACGGTTTGGCTATTAAAGTTCATTTGGCAATTAGAACGATGGCGGGTAAATACGCCGTTATCTAGCCCAGCACGTTCATGCCAGGCTTTAGTTGACACGTCGTACACCCAAGTAGCGTTGGCTCTAGGAAACGTCAGCACGTAGAAAGCGTGGCCTTCTTGCTGGTATGTGTACGCAACTGCGTCAGACACATCGCCGTAACTTTGAATGGCGTATTCAATTGCGTGGGTAGATACGCGGATGCCCGTGTAACCTTGGTTGCGGTATACGATGCCAAAACCGCGGGGGTCAGACCCAAGCCAAAAAAGGCTGTTGTCTAATTTGGCAACTGAAAATGCTGCAATGCAACCAATCTCGTTATACGCGCCTTGAATAGGCGCAAGCGGGAACGGTATAGTAGCTGCGTTGTACCAAACTTCGGTTGTTTCAGACCCAAAAATCCAAACTTCACGGTTGTTGGTGGCTAAACAAACGACGTTGTCAGGTGAGCTTTCAGCAGCGCCGAACGCTAACGCGTCAATTTCTAACCCGTTTAATAGTTCAGTAACCCAAATAATTTTAGAATCAGGTTCGTTAAAAACAAAGTACCCGTCAATATAGCCTACAGTTACCGCACCAGCAAAATTAGGTGAGTTAACTTGCTGAAACTTACCTTTAGGTTCATCGTACACAAACGCGTCGGGGTTACACGCAATAAAAAGTTGAGAACCGTTATCAGATATAGACACAGGGCCTTCGCCTGAGATAGTGCCTAGCAACTGGTACGTGTAGTCAGGAAACAGTTTGTAAAGCTGATTGCCAGACGCTATATACGCATCGGTTCCGTTGGTTTGATGCGCCCACATCCCTCGGATAGGGCCAGTGCCAATAGTGGCTAATTTACGTAAGCCTGGGGCGCGGTTAAGAAACCCGGCTTCTTTGCCCCCTTCAGGAATAATTTCTGGAAACAAGTTGACCATGCGGTTGTCTGCCGCATTGACCGACCGAGCTACGTATGATTGGCCTAGAATCGGCGTTTTCATTAATAGTTACCAGCAAATATATTAAACCGCTGACGTGTAGCAACGATGCTGTAAGGCAACGCCATAATGTCGTCTGGGTTATTAATCCGTTTAAGGTTGCGTTTAGACGTCATAGCAACCCGCGCTACGTTAGGTGGTGGCTCCATACCAAACTCAGTAGCAATTTCGCAGGCTAAGTTGTATTTAAACGCCCTTAAATAACCAGGCGGGAACGCTAAATTGGTTGATAAATTAGCAGGTGTAGTTAGCTCGTTAACGGAAACAATATGAAATTCCAACACTTTGGTTGGAACTGGGTACACCGTCATGGTGATATTAGGGTATTCCATATTGACCCACATAACCTGTGGGTAGGTAGACGTCACCGTTTTAACCGCAATACCGTTATATTGTTGCTGATTAATCAGCTTAATACCAAACGAAATGCCAGACTGCGGGTCACGAAAATAAGACGAATCGTCTACCAAAATAGGGCGGTTACCTATGGTGTTGCCTGTTGGCCCTAACGTATGAACGTAGGTATTAGGTAGCCAAGTAACAATTTGGTCTTGGGTTGAAAAGACGGCTAAACGCTCGGTATTCCACGAATCAATCATTTGATTCATAGCGGTCAACGCATCTTGTGCGGTAGCGTCCGATGGAACCTCAGCTTCAGCTAACATTCCAATTAAGCGCAATGCGCCGATGATTTGATCGCGGGCTGTAGTAGCCATACCTTACTCCTTACTGTGCAGTTTTACGACGTCTTTTTACTTCCAGCGTATTAACAGGAGCCGCGTATTCAGTAAAGTCTTCTACTGTTTCAAATTCTTCAGAAATTGATGGCGTATCGAGAGTATATCGTACCCAGTCGTTTTGTTCATCATTTTCTGCTTCGGCTTCCATATTGGC